ATGAAACCCGCACTTGACTGGGAGGGGGTTAAGGCTGAAATCCACCGCCGCGGCTCAACGCTTGTCGAACTCGCAAAGGAAAACGGTTTTCACATTTCGACATTTACGCATGTGAAAACCAGGCATCACCGCGCCGCCGAGACAATTATTGCCGCCTTTATTGACCGTAACCCCCGGGAACTGTGGCCCGGGCGTTATCTCACCAAGAAGTCCCGCGTACTTTCTAACAGATACAGGCGGCTGTCAGAAGGCAAAAAATCCAACGTGGTTAATGAGGCGGTTAACGATAACGCTGCGGAAAATGCGGCATGAATAAAACATTACCCGATGTTAAAGTCAGCGATATCGTTATACCGGCGGCCCGTGCGCGTGAGCTTGACCCTGTATGGGTTGAAGCGCTGGCAAAAATCATTGATGCACAGGGGCTGATCAATCCGGTAACCCTGCGTGAGGTTTCCGGCAGGCTGGTGCTGGTCAGCGGTTATCACCGGCTGGCTGCATTCAGGCACCTGAAACGCGAAACAATACCGGCCCGGCTGTCCAATGCCGCAAACGATGATGAGGCGCGGCTTGAAGAGGTGCTGGAAAACCTTGCCCGCAATGAGCTGAACGCGCTTGACCGCTGCCACCACCTGTACCGGCTCAAACAGGTTTATGAGCGTCTGCACCCCGAAACAAAAAACGGCGCAAACAGAAAAAACAGTGAGCCGGATATCAGAACGCAGGATCTGCGTTCTGATGAGGGTGCGGCGCAGATTTTTGCCTTCGCACAGGATACAGCAAACAGAACCGGTCTTTCCCGCCGCACAGTTGAAACAGCTGTCGCCATCTGGAAAGGCCTGTCAGCCGCCAGCCGCCAGCGGGTGGCAGGCACATGGCTTGCTGATCATCAGGGCAGCCTGCAATCCCTGTCAAAACTGACCCGCGCCATGCAGGAAAAGGTGCTGCGGGAAGTGCTGGACAACGGCATTGCCAGTATTGCCGATGCTCTGATGCTTGTCGAGGCCGGGCGGCTGGCGTGCCCTGACGAAAAGCGGCTGCGCGCCCTCAACAGGTCAATGGCAAAACTGAATGATGATGATCTGGACGCAGTGCTGACAGCACAGGCGGGCCGCGTGATCGCGTGGGCACGCCGGACAGGGCGGATTTGAGGGCGGGAAGAACAATATGCCTTTCAAGGAATATTACAGCGCGCAGGAAATTGCCGATGCCGCCACCCGGCTGAAGCTGAAGGTGGTGCCCGGCACAAAACGCGGCGTGCAGGATTTTATAAATCGCCAGGGCTGGGCCGGATCACCGCTTTGCCGCCGGCGGGCCGGGGCACAGCGCGGCGGCAATGAATATCATTTTACGCTGCTGCCTGTGTTTTTGCAGACAGCCCTGCAATCCGAATATTTGCGCTGCTGCCGGGCGGTGGCTTTGACGGAAGAGACAAACCGCGACGTGGTATTGCAGGAACGGCTTGAAACAGGCGCATTAACAGCCCGGCAGCGGGCTGTGATGGAAGCGCGGGCAGGCGTGGTCAATGAGGTGCTGCGGCGCTGCAATGCAACCGGCTGCTCGCAGCGTGCTGCAATTCTGTCATTTCTGGAAGATATGAATGCCGGCGCCTTGCCGCCTGCGCTGGCCAGCCTTGCGCTGCGCGCCAATGATAAAAAGAGGCGTGGAGGGCAGGATGCCCGACAGGGAAACGGGATAAACGGGCGTGGAGGGCAGGATGCCCGACAGGGAAACGGGATAAACGGGCGTGGAGGGCAGGATGCCCGACAGGGAAACGGGATAAACGGGCGCGGAGGGCAGGATGCCCGACAGGGAAACGGGATAAACGGGCGCGGAGGGCAGGATGCCCGACAGGGAAACGGGATAAACGGGCGCGGGCTGTCACGCGGGACAATAGCCCGCTGGCTGGCGGCGCGCGAAAGCGGCGGGCTTTCGGCTCTGGCTCCGCACAAAACCCGTGAAAAGGCAGCGCCTCCCGCATGGATGAAAGGCTTTTTGAAATATTACCGCACACCGCAGAAGCTTTCTGTCGCCCATGCCTGGAATGCATGGCGCCGCGACAGCCCGTCCGCGCAGCTGCCGGCGCTGCATCAGGTGCGGCACGCATTGGCAAAACTGCCGGAAATTGACAGGCAGCGCGGGCGCATGGGAAACAGGGAGCTGAAATCGCTCAGGGCGTACACATCGCGTGATGTGGCAGACCTGATGCCTGCCTCTGTCTATCAGGCAGATGGCAAGACATTTGTTTCAGAAGTGGCTCATCCGCTTCACGGGCAGCCGTTCCGGCCGGAACTGACAACCATGATTGATGTGAAAACGCGCAAGGTTGTCGGCTGGTCGGCCTCGCTGGATGAAAACGCGCTTGGCGTGGTGGATGCCCTGCGCATGGCTGTTTGTGAAAATGCAATACCGGCCATTCTTTATACAGATAACGGCCCCGGCTATCGCAACGGGATGATGGAACATCCGCTGACGGGTTTTCTGGCCCGTCTGGGCATAACGCCCAGCCATGCCCGCGCCTGGAACAGCCAGGCCAAAGGCATTGTTGAACGGTTCAACCGCCACTGGACAAACCTGTCACGTGAACTGCCAACCTATATCGGCCGCGATATGGACAGGCAAGCCAGAATGCTGGCGCACAGGACAACGCGCCGGCAGCTGAAAACCGCAGGCGTGTCAAAACTTCTGCCGTCATGGCCGCAGTTTCTGGATGCCTGCCGCCTGATGGTGGATGATTACAACAACAGCCCGCACCGCGGGCTTGATAAAACCGTTGATCCGCAAACCGGCAAACGCCGCCACATGACCCCGAACGAGGCATGGGCGCGCGGCATTGAAGCGGGCTTTGCGCCGCTGACCGTTGCAGAAGACGAAGCCGTCGAGCTGTTCCGGCCCTGGGTGGTGCGCAAGGTCAGCCGCTGCCTGGTGTCCTGGCAGGACAACAGATATTTTGCCGAGGCGCTTGAGCCTTACCACGGGCGCGATGTGATTGTGGGCTATGACATCCACGATGCAGGCAATGTCACGGTGCGCGCAATCAACCTTGTTGACGGGGAGCGCCAGCCCGGCCGGCTGATTGCCGTTGCGCGCTTTGAAGGCAACCGCAGCCGCTTTGTCCCGCTCAGCTTTGAGCAGGCGGCAATGGAAAAACGGCATAAGGCCCGCAAGGCCCGCGTGATGAAAAAGGCCGGTGTTATCGACGCTGAATTGCGCCGGATGACCATTGAAACCTGTAGCCGGGCAGAGCCGGCGCGCCCGCTGCCGGCGGCTGAAACGCCGGCGCCCCGGGGTGCCGGAACAGAAAAATTCCATGTCGCCGGCCGGCGCCCGAATTTCAGAACGGACGGCGAATATGCAGTCTGGCTTCTGGCCAATCCTGAAAAAATCACCCCGCAGGATCAGGCAAATATCCGTGACGACCTGCTGGCAACCCGGACTTTAACAGACCTTCTGCAACGTCAGGGCATTGACCTTGCCGCCCTTGCAGCGCTTGCACACTCAAACGCTGCCTGACGCCCGGAAGTCGCAAAACGGAAGAAAGGTAACATGAAAGCTGCATTTGTCGAAACTGAAAATGTAAACAGGTTTCACGCTGCATTAACCGCGCTTGAGCGGCGCGGCGCACAGGAGGCATGCCTGATGGTGGTGGACGGGCGGCCCGGCCTGGGCAAAACCACCGCACTGAACCGCTGGGCCGTGCACAACCAGTCCGTTTATGTGCGCGCCAAAAAAGAATGGACGCCCGGCTGGTTTTTAAATGACTTGCTGGGTGAATTCCGTATCCAGCCTGCCCACTCTTATGAAAAACGCTTCCGCCAGGCAATGGAGGTGCTGTTGCAGCGCCAGTCGCTGATGCTGACCCAGAAAAAAACCTTTGTGGTGATTGTCGATGAGGCCGATCACATATCCGCCAACCGGCGGATTATGGAAAGCATCCGCGATTTTTCCGATATGGGCGACATCATCTTTGTCCTGGTGGGCATGGGCCGTATCCGTGACAACCTGACAGCCCTGCCGCAGGTGGCCAGCCGCATAGCGCAGTATGTGCGCTTTGAGCAGGCGGGCGTGGAAGATGTCCGCCGCTTCATGGATGCAATCTGCGAGGTGCCGGTGGCTGATGACCTGGCCGCCTTTGTGCATCGGGTGACCGATGGCTACAACCGCGAGATCAAGGAGGCAATAGCCAACATCGAGCGGGCCGGCAAGCGGGGCGAGTTTACCGCCGGCCATCCCTTCAGCCTTGCAGATATGGCGGGCCGGCTGCTGGTCAACGACCGGCGCACCGGCCAGCCGGTTTTTGTGCCGGAGGTACTGTGATGGCCGGCACCGGAACACAGCTTGCCGCCGTGCTGGGCGCTGTCGGCAAGGGTTTTGCCACGCTTGACCAGCTGGCAGATCACCTGCCCGTTGCCCGTAACAGGATAACAGACCGGGCCGGGCGTCTTGTCACCCTGGGGCTGCTGGTGCGCCTTGAAAAAGGCGTCTTCAGCCTGACACCTGCCGGCGTGGAGCATCTGGCGCATGACCGGCCCTTCAGGTCCGGCCCGCGAGGCCCGCACACCGGCCTGAAAACCTCGACAGACACCCTTGTGCAACGGGCGTGGTCCGCCATGCGGCGGCTTGGCCGTTTTACCGTGCCGGAGCTTGTCGTGCTGGCTGCCAGAGGCGATGAAAAATCCCCGCAGAACAATATCCAGACCTATATCCGCCGGCTGGTTTCAGGCGGCTATGTCGCTGTCCTGCCGGTTCGCTGTCCGGGCAGCACACAGACCTCAAACGGTTTCAGGACATTCCGGCTGGTCAGGGATACCGGCGTTCTCGCGCCGGTATGGTCAAAAGGCAGAATCATTGACCGCAACGGGCAGCCACAGGCCGGGCAGCAGGCCGCCTTGCGGCCGCCGGCTGCCGCCACACACGATGAGGAGGCCGCCCGGTGACCATTTACCGGCAACTGGATGCCCATGCGCTTGCCCTGCTGCGCAATGCTGTCGAGCGGCTGGGGTCAATCACAGCCGTGGCTGAAACACTTGGCTATGGCCGCTCCAGCATATCGCTGGCGCTTGCCGGCAAATACACCGGCGATACCCGCCGGGTCAGGCAGGCAATCATTGAAAAGCTGACAGGAATTATCGCCTGTCCCCACCTGCAGACTGACATGACAGCAGCAGAATGCAGGACACACCGCTGCCGCCCGGTGCCGACATCCAGCCGCGCAGAAGTCAAGCACTGGCAGGCCTGCCAGATATGCCCGTTCAATCCGACGAGGAAAACCTTATGAAAGACCGCCATCGCGTATCGGAAAGCCTTTCCATCCTGCATCGTTTCTTTGCTGAAAACGGGCAGCAGGGGGCAGCCCTGTCAGCAGACCAGTGCAGGCAGATCAGCCGCGCGCTTGGCGATATCCATGATGCGGCAGTCATGCTTGAGTGCAGCCAGAGCGTTTATAAGCGTGCACACGGGCTGCCGGCGCTGCCGCCGGCACCCGAAATCAGAATAACCGGGCAATCCGCCCGGATTATACCGTTCAGGCCCGGCCGCGTGCGTGCGGCTGGCAGTAAAATATAAGGAAAGGACATTTGATCATGGTCAGAAAAACCAGAGCCGCCGCCATGGCGGCCGTCCCGCAAAGCCGCGAGGAAGTGGTGGAGAATATCGCCGCAATCGGCGCGCTGAAAGCACAGATTGATGCCCGCAAGGCCCGTGCCGATGAGGCGCTGCGGCGCATTGCCCGAAAGCTTGATGACGCCACGGCAGCGCCGGCAGCCGAGCTGAAACAGCTTGAAACCGGCGTGCAGGCGTGGTGCGAGGCCCACCGGTCAGCTCTGACCGGCAACGGCAAGGTCAAATATCATGATTTCACCACCGGCAAGGTCAACTGGCGCCAGCGCCCGCCCGCCGTATCCCTGCGCAAGGTTGAAGCAGTGATCGAAAGCTGCAAGGCGCTGGGGCTGACAGCATTTATCCGCATAAAAGAGGAAGTAAACCGGGATGCCATGCTTGCCGACCCGCAAAAGGCTGCCGGTGTCACCGGCGTCACCATCAAATCCGCCGGCGAGGATTTCATCATCGAGCCGGCCGAATTGCAGACCGCCCGGAAAGGAGCAATATGATGACAATAACCTGGTATGCCTACTGCTGGAAAACCGGGCCGATAGGCTTTGCCACCCGCGAAGACAGGGCACCGAAAGGGTCACTGGTCTTTGCCAGAGGCCAGGGCCAGGAATTCCGCGACAGGGTTGCGGCTGCCAGCCGCCCTTCCCGCAAGGTTGAGGGGCTGCTGCTTTGTCCCTGCCTGGCGGATGCCAGCCCCGGCTACTTTCTCACATGGCACGAGAAGGAATTTCCCGAGCAGACACTGTACCGCCAGTATATCCGCGAGGTACTGGGTGAGGTACTGGGCGATGAATGAGCTTGTCCGCCTGCGTGAGGAAAACGAAACCCTGAAGGAAGAAAACCGGCAGCTGCGCGCCTGCATGCGCCCGCCCGCCCATGCCCCGCTGCAATGGGGGTTGACCAATATACAGGAAAGAATATTTTTCGCCCTGCTGGAGCGGGAAAAAGTCTCAAAGGAAAGCCTTCTGAACAGGGTCTACTGGGACAGAAATGACCCTCCCCTGCCTGATGTCTGTGATGTCCACATGGTTGGTGTGCGAAAGAAAACCCGGCCTTACGGTGTTAAAATCGCCACCATATACGGCTATGGCTGGGGGCTGGAAAACCGCATGCAGTGGCGCCACAGGCTGGGATTATGAAAGCCTCTGCCTGTCATATCGCCGCCATCCATGCCGGGGCAAAACGCGCCGGCCTGGATGAGGACACGCGCCGCGCCTTCATGCTGCGTGAGGTTGGCATGCAAAGCTGCAAGGATATGGATGACGCGCAGGCAATGCGCGTCATCATGGCTCTGCGCAAGCTGCCAGGCAAATGTGCAGGCAAACGCCCGCGCTGTGCCACGGTAACCGGGCGCTATGCCGGCATCCTGCGGGCCATGTGGCTCAATGCCTGGCATCTTGGCGTTATCACAAACCGCGATGACCGGGCGCTGCTGGCCTTTGCAAGGCGTCAGACAGGGGCCGATCACACACAGTTTCTGACGGACGGGGCAGAGGTTGCCAGAGTGATTGAGGGGCTGAAGGCCAAAATGGCCCGTGATGCCGGGGTTGACTGGTCAGTCAGCGCCCCGTCCGGCAAGGCGCGCACTGAAGCCATGCAAAGGCGCGTGCTGGCCGCACAACGCCGCCGGCTTGGCCTGGCTGAAGGCGCTGAAATCCCGGCGGACAGGCTGAATGATGAAATTGCCCGCCTGGGCGCGCAAGTAAGAAAGGCGCGGGCAAAATAACGGATCAGTTGCCGCCGGACTCCGTTTTCTGATTTTCTGTACGGGTGGCAGGCCATGGAAGATAAAAATGACCATAGCATTAAAACCATGACAAATACCAGGAAGAGCCGAAAATGGCTGCGAAACAACTTTCCCTTGACGTCAATCAGCCGCTCACCATGTCCAGCCGCGAGATTGCAGAGCTGACAGATAAACGGCATGACCATGTTTTGCGCGATATTCATAATGTATTCAAGGAGTTGGGAGATCGGCCCAAATCTGGGCCGATCTATTATAAAGATGATTTGAATCGGGAATACCCTGAATATCTTTTAAGCAGGTGTGAAGTTCTGATCCTTGTTTCGGGCTATTCAGTCAGGCTTCGTGCCCGCATTATTGACCGGTGGATTGAACTGGAGGAGGCTTCAGCCTCTGCTTCTGGCGGTGTTCCGGCCATATCCGGTGGTGACAGGCAGCTTGCGGCGCTGCTGGCGCTTTCGGGCGGGCTGAACAGGGCGCCGGCCGGCAAAAAAGCGTTTGACGAATCGGCAAATATCCGCTTGTATGGTACTCAAGTGCTTAAAACACACTTTACAACAAGCGGTAGCCGCCGGATCGGCGCTTCCCATACAGATTTTACAGACAGGCAGGGCGCAAGTTTCGCCTGCCCGGGTGGCTTTTTGCCATACAATACCGCGCAGGCGGAAAAGCAAAAAGGCAGTACTTGTTGGCTGTGTTTTAACCACCCGGCGCGCTTTCGCGCGTCCGTTTAAAACGAGTAACAACAGGGGTTTGAAATGTCTGAGTATCAATTGATCCCCGTCACATTAAAAAAACTGGCCGGCGGGAGCGTGCAGACTGTCGATGCGCGTACGCTGCATGAATTTTTAAAAGTTGAGGCGCGCTTCAACGATTGGATTGCCCGCAGGATTGCAGAATACGGTTTTGAGGAAGGCCGGGACTTTTTTCCGATTTTGGAAAAAAAACTGGAAAACCGGGGTTTTTGGCATGGGACAAAGCCGCCCGGCCCGGGAATATGCACTGACGCTTGATATGGCCAGGGAGCTTGCGATGGTAGAGCGTAATGAGCAGGGGCGGCAGGCGCGGCGTTATTTTATTGAGTGTGAAAAGCGCTTGCAGGCTTCAGCCTCTGCTTCTGGCGGTGTTCCGGCCATATCCGGTGGTGACAGGCAGCTTGCGGCGCTGCTGGCGCTTTCGGGCGGGCTGAACAGGGCGCAGGCCGAAAACCTTAAAAAAAGCCTGCGGGCCTGGCATTGTTGCCCGGCGCCCGGCTTTGGCGCGGGTTGTGGTGGCAGACAAAACGGGCATGGACTGGCAGGCCCTGCGTGAAAGCAGCCCCGGCAGCAAGCGGCGCGATCTGTTGCGGGCGGGTCAGTGACTGTGTGGCACTGGGGCTGATAAGGCACGCCCCGACAGGCACGCCGTTTGAGAAAACAGCCGCTCAGGTGGAGGTGCAGGGCCATGACGCAGCGTGACCCGGAAAAAGGCCCCGGCGAATGCCTGCGCGACGGGTTGAATGCGCTCAGGGGCATTTATTTTCTTCTGACTGACGCAGGTGGAATATCCCCGGATGACAAGGCTGCGGTTGATTGTGAATATCTGTCTGCAATGATATGGCTTGTTATCGAGCGACTGGAAGATGCCGCGTTGTAGCCGACCCGCGTTTTCTGATTTTCTTGCTGCGGGTGGAAAAGACAGGCAACAATGACGTTTCACAGCGCCGCCATCCGGCGGCGCTGCTTTTGAAAGGCAGTGAACATGATTGACAGCAGGCTTGATATTCCGCTTTCGGCGCTTTGCGCCTCAATGAGAGAAGTGGCAGAACATTGCGGGGTGGGCGTGGCGCGCAATCTTGTCTATTACTGGCCCGGCTGCCGCTATTATGTCCCGAAAAAATGGCACCCCGGCCATGAGCTGAATGTGCTGGGCGAGGCAGAAGCCCGCTGCCTGTTTGCGGCTTTTGGCGGCACAGGCATAGAAATACCCACAAGGCTTTACAGCCGTGAAGGGCTGGCAATGATGGTGCCTGAACTGCGGGCCAAAGGCATGAGCCAGCGCGATATTGCCCTGTTTCTCGGCATTGCGCAAAAAACAATTCGTGATATAAGCAGCGGCAGGCAGCCCCGCAGCACCGGCACCCGGCAGTTGCAGCCGGACTTCGATTTCTGATTTTTCTGTAACCGGCGCCCCGCCCGTTACAGGCAGATGCGTATAGATATAAAACTGCACCTGTTTTTACGTTGCAGCTGGACCGCGTTTTCTGATTTTACGGAGTTTTGCCATGCCCTTGCCCGTTACTGCGTTGCAGCCGGCGCCCGCGTTTTCTGATTTTACGGCTGGCGTTACTGCCGGGCTTCTGCACGCTGCCGCCCCCGGTTGCAGCCGGCCGCCGTTTTCTGAGCGTCAGGCACAGATAATTGATAAAACGGTGCGTTGCCTGCCGATGGTGCTCCGCGTCGCCGCCATCAATACAGATCTGCGCCTGGCGCATTTTCTGGCCCAGATTGCCCATGAAAGCGACGGGTTCTGCACTGTGGAAGAATATGCAGGCGGCCAGGCCTATGAAGGCCGCAAGGACCTGGGCAACGTGCGCCGGGGTGATGGCAGAAGCTACAAGGGCCGCGGGCTGATACAGCTTACCGGGCGCGCCAATTATGCCGCCTTCACCAGGTGGATGAAAGAAAACAGAACCGTTATTCCCTGCAATAACCCGCCGGATTTTGAGGCCGCGCCGCAGCTTCTGGCGGTTTTTCCCTATGCTGTTCTTGGTGCGGGCTGGTACTGGCGGCTCAAACGGCTGAACAGTTTTGCCGACAGGGATGATCTGAACCGCATTACCCGGGCTGTGAATGGCGGTCTTGACGGGCTGGAAAACCGCCGCGCCTGTCTGGCGCGGATAAAAAAACTGCTGAAAATTGATGGCGGGGAGCTGGCGGCATGAGCATGAAACAGCACAGACAGCCGCCGCAAGGCCCGGCCTACCGCTTCAGCGGGCGCTATATCGGCTGGTGTTTTGTGCTGGCCTGGGCGGTGATTGTCGCCATTGTCATCGGCGGCCTGCTGGGCAGCGAAAACGCCGCCCGGCTTGCCGATATTATTGTGCCGTCAATGGTGGCCCTGATCGTTGCGCTTCTGGGTGTTCATCGCGCTTTCGGCTCGCTGGATTTTCTCTCTGTACACAAGCACAAGCATTTGCAGCCGTTGCAGCCCGATCCCGCAGCTTCCGGTTTTTAACAGTTGCAGCCTGCCCCCGTTTTCTGATTTTCCTGTACGGAAGGAAAGTAAAGTGATCGTGATAAAATTCATTGTTAATCTGATCGGCGTTTTTTTTCTGCTGGCGCTGCTGCTGACGGTTCACCTGGCTGACGTTGCAACAAAACCGCTGCCGGCGTTGCAGCCGTCCACGCCGCAGACAGGTGACAGATGATCCGCCGGCCCCTTGCCATAACAGCCGCCTTGTGCCTGTATCTGGCGCTCATGCTGGCCTGGGAGACAGGCCGGCGCGCCGGCCGGACAGCAGAAAAAGCCGCCTGGAATGCCGAAATCGCCCGTATCAATGCCGAAATTGCCGGAAAAACCGCCGCCCAGCACCGCCAGGCGCTGGCAGCAGAGCAGCAGGCGCAGGACAAGGCGTCCGGCCTGGCGGCCGAACTGGCCGGACTGGAGGAAAAAAATGCACAGCTGGCAAAAGAAAACAGCCGCGCTTGCGGTATCGGCGCTCGGCGTGTCCGCCTGCTCAACCGGCAGGCCGCCGCCGGTCAGGGTTGAGCTTTTGCGCCCGTCCCTGCCGCCCGCCGCGCTTTCTTCATGCAACCCGCCGCAGCTGCTGCCGCAAAAGGACCTGTCAGATGCAGAGGCAACCCGCTACTGGGCGCGCGACCGCGCCGCCCTGAAGGCATGCGAGACAAAAAGACAGGCCGCCGTGCAGGCCGTGTCGCAGCCGTTGCACCCGGACCCGGTTTTGTGATTTTCCATGAAAGACAAAAAATGACCATAGCATTGAATGAACTGCAGATGTGGATTGCTCTGCTTGCCCTGTTTTTATCAACCGGCACAGCAATCTGGAACCTGCTGACAACCGGCAACAGGCGTAACGCAAGGGATATTGCTGATTTGCGCGCCGGCCTGGACAAAACCGCCGGAAGGACAGACAGGCTGGAGCAGAAAGTCGAAGGCCTGCCCGACCGCGAGGCAATCCACCGTGTGGAGCTTTCCATTGCAGAAATGGCGGGCGATATGCGGGAAATGCGGGCCGGCCTGGAACCGATAAAACAGATGGCAGAAAATCTGATGGCTGTTCTGGTAGACAATGCGCGAGGACGCAAGGAGTTGTAGCCAGCCCCCGTTTTCTGATTTTCCTGTACGGGTGGAAAAGGATACTGACAGGATGGGAATTGAACTGAGCTGGTTCGCCAGAAAAGTTGATGAAGATGTACGCCTGACAATATTGAAGGCGCTGGCAATGACAGCCGACGGGCGAATGAACGAAAACATGCTGCGCGAAGCCCTGGACGGCTTCGGGCACCGCCGGCCGCTGGATTACCTCCACGCGCAGCTCTGCTGGCTGGCCGATAACCGGGTGATCAGGCTGGAAAGCCCGGGCAGCGTGCAGATTGCCGAAATAAGCCGCAAAGGGCTTGACCATATAGAGCGGCGCAGTTTTACCCCGGGCATCCGCATACCGCGGCTGGCCGTCTAGTTGCGTTGCAGTTGTTGCGGCTGTTGCAGTCAGACCGCGTTTTCTGATTTTTCATGGCTGCAACGCAGAAAATAAAAAAGAGCGAGGAGACAGGCTTTATGGCGCATGGCAGGGACAGACAGAAACAGGCCCGCGCCTGTTATGTGCTTGACAGGCAGACCCTGCCCGGCGTTGCCGCCCTGCTGAAAATTCCTGTGCCGACCCTGCGCCGCTGGAAGGCGGAGGCCCGGCAAAAGGGCGATGACTGGGACACAGCCCGGGCCGGCGATCTGGTGGCGGGGGAAAGCTATACAAGCCTTGTCAGCGCCGCCCTTGAGGATTTCACCCTTCAGTTTCGCGCGGTGATGGATGCGGTCAGGACAGACAGCGCCCTGACGCCGGCAGACAAGGTGAAACTGCTGGCCTCAAGCGCGGATGCCTTTAACAAGGTTGTGTCTGCGGCCGGGCGCGCCGCCCCGAAAATATCCGGGCTTGGCGTGGCCTGGGATGTGCTCAGACGCCTGTCCGATTTTGCCGTGCGCACCCGGCCTGATATTGCGCCGCAGCTGCTGGAGCTGCTTGAGCCGTTCGGGGATGAACTGGCGGAGGCTTACGATGGGAGATAATGTTGTGCCTGCTTCGCTTCGCAAATTCAGCCGGGCGGCCTTCCGCAAGGAGCTGTCCGGTGTGGCCGCCGCCTTGCGCGCGCGCATTGATGCGCAGGTGACAGGCTTTGCCCTTGATGATGAGGCAAGCCGCGCCCGGCGCAAAAAGGCGCTGGATCGGGTGCAGGGCCTGCGCTTTTTTGCCGAAACCTATTTTCCGCATTATCTGACCGTCGGGCCTGGCCTTTTGCACCTTTATCTGTTTGAGCGTCTGCCGGAGATTGCCGGGGCGCGCGGCAAGGGGGCGCGTGATGTGGTGATCGCGCCGCGCGGCGCGGCCAAATCCACCCTTGTATCGCTGGTTTACCCGATATGGCGCGCCCTTTCAGGGCTGTCGCATTATACCATCATCGCTATGGACAGCTTTACCCAGGCCGCCCTGTCGCTGGAGGCGGTGAAGGCCGAACTGGAGGAAAACCCGCGGCTTGCCATGGATTTTCCCGAAATTTCCGGCCGGGGGCGTGTGTGGCGTGAAGGCGAGATTGTATGCAAAAACGGCTGCCGGATTGAAGGCGTGGGCGCGGCACAGAAACTGCGCGGCCGCCGGCATGGGCCGCACCGGCCTGATCTGGTCATTCTGGATGATGTCGAGAATGATGAAAATGTCCGCTCGCCCGAACAGCGCGACAAGCTGGAAAGCTGGATATTGAAAGCCGTGCTGAAACTTGGCGCTGCCGATGACAGCATGGATCTGCTGCATATCGGCACTGTGCTGCATTATGACGCCGTTATCGTGCGCAATGCGGCGCGCCCCGGCTGGCATTGCGCCCGCTACCGCGCGCTGATGGAAATGCCCGCTGCGGCTGATCTCTGGGATATGTGGGAAGAGGTGCTGCGCAATGACGGGCGCGCCGCCGCCCATATGTTTTATGCGCGCCGCAAGGCGGCAATGGATGAGGGCGCGGTGCTTAACTGGCCGGCCATGCAGCATCTGGAGCAGCTGATGATGCAGCGTGCCGAAAGTCCGGCCGCCTTTGCCAGCGAGCAGCAGGGCGAGCCTGTATCGGAAAATTCCGCTTTCAGGCTGGAAGATCTGACCTTCTGGGCACAGACAAGGCACGACTGGCTGCTGTTCGGCGCGGTTGACCCCAGCCTTGGCCGGCGCGGCAAAGCCCGCGACCCCAGCGCCATACTGGTTGGCGGCCTGGATAAAAGCGGCGATTGCCCGGTGCTGGATGTGGTGGAGGCCAGCATCAGAAAGCGCACGCCTGACCGTATTATTGAGGATATACTGGCGATGCAGAGCCGCTACAGGTGCAATTTATGGTTTGTTGAAAGTGTGCAGTTTCAGGAATTTCTGCGCACAGAGCTGATGAAGCGCGCCTTGCAGCGCGGCCTTGTCCTGCCGGCCATGCCGGTTATCCCGTCTACCGACAAGGCGCTGCGCATTGAAAGCCTGCAACCCCATGTGGCCATGGGGGCCATCCGCTTTCATGCGTCACACAGAACGCTGATAGAGCAGCTGACACAATGGCCGGACGGCGACCATGATGACGGCCCGGACTGCCTTGAAATGCTGTGGACAAACGCCATTCGCCTGGGCGGGCAGGCCGCAGGCGGCATACAATCGACCCCGCGCCGCGGGCGCGGCCTGTTTGATGGATACCGGTTATGAGCAAACGTAGAAACCACCGCAGCCGCACCGCACCCGGGCATGCCGGCTTTGCCGCGCCGGCCTTCAGGCCGCAGCCCGTGCCAGAGCTTTTCCGCACACTGGCGCAAAACACCAATGATGTGTTTATGCCGCAGTTCACCAGGGTGCTCAGGCCAACCGATTACACATTGCTGGTCAAGGGCGCCGGCAAGGGTATCAGGCTTTATGATGAGGTTTTGCAGGACGGCCATGCCTACAGCGTTCTTAACAAGCGCAAGGACAAGGTCATTGCCCGTGAATGGAAAGTGAAAGCGGCTGAGGATGACAGCACCGCCGCAGCCGAAGCGGCAAGGCTGGTGGAGCGCGCCCTCAGCCGCATTGCCTTTGATGTCGGCTGCAAGGGCCTGCTTGACGCCACCCTTTACGGCTATGCGGTGAGCGAGATTGTCTGGGAGGTTGCCGGCGATCTGATCGTGCCGAAAAGTATCAGCCGCCATCCGCAGCGGCGCTTTGTTTTTGATATTGAAGGCAACCCGCGCCTTGTCACCCGCAAACACCCGGACGAGGGCGAGGCCCTGCCGGAGCGCAAGTTTATTGTTCACCGGCATGATGAGGATGGCTCCGACCCTTACGGGCGCGGCCTTGGGCGTGTGCTGTTCTGGCATATTCTGTTCAAGCGTGAGGGGGTGGGCTTCTGGGCGAATTTCCTTGAAAAATATGCCAGCCCGACCCCCGTGGGCAAATATCCCGTCGGCACACCTGAAGAAGCACAGCGCATCATGCTTGATAACCTGGCCGATATGGTGCAGCAGGGCGCGCTGGTGCTGCCGCTGGGCAGCGAGGTGGAGTTTCTTGAAAGCAGCCGCGACGGCAAGGTGAGCTACGGCGACTGGGCCAGCTACTGGGACGGGCAGACCAGCATTGCCGTGCTGGGCGAAAACCTGACCACCAGCCTGACCGATGAAGGCAGCCGCGCCGCAGCACAGACGCATATGGAGGTTTCTGACGGCATTGCCGATGCCGACAGCGATCTGCTCTCCGCCACGCTGAACCGGACACTGGTGCAGTGGATCATTGATTTCAACATGCCGGGCGCGCCCGTGCCGGGCATTTACCGGCCCCGGCAGAAAAACCAGCTTGCCGAAGAGCAGTACAATGCGGCCCGCGCCGCCCGCATTGCCCAGGATATCACCAATATCAGAAGCCTTGTTGTTTCGGGTTTTCGCCCGAAAGAGGGGATAGCCGCGCATTTGAGCGAAATCTTTGACAAGGAAGTGGAGCAGCTGACGGCTGAGGATAAAATCGCTTGTGCCGATATGATCAGCGCCGCAAAAATGCCTGATAATACAGGCGGCGGATATGGCGGCGGCAATTTCGGCTTTGCCGCGCCGCAGGCGCACAGTCATGGCCTGGGCGCAATTGCTGACCAGATCGAGGATGCCGGCCAGCCGGTGATTGACGGCTGGCTGAATATGATCCGCGAGGCTTTGCTTGCGGCGCAGGCCCGGGGCGAAAACCTTGCACAGGCCGGCGCGCGGCTTCTGGCGCTTTACCCGGAGCTGCAAACCATGCCGCTTGCCGAAATCCTGACCGATGCACAGGCAATCGGCGAACTGACAGGCCGGCAGGATGTGTTGCAGTCATAGAAAATCAGAAAACGCGGTCTGACTGCAACGGGCGGCACAGAAAAAGGAGAGCATATAATGCCTTTTCAAAAGCCGTTCAGGGAGGCGATTGATTATTTTCGCCAGAAGATCAACCTGCCGACAAAAACCTGGCGGGATATGGAAGGCCGGGCGCATGACCGCGCCTTTGTGGTGGCCGGCGCCACAAAGGAAGCCCTGCTCAATGACCTGCGAAAAGCGGTTGATGATGCCATTGCCGGCGGGGTGCGGCTTGATGAATTCAACAGGTCTTTTGAAAAAATTGCCGCCAGACACGGCTGGACAGGCTGGAAAGGCGCAGGGACAGCCGCAGGCCGGGCATGGCGGGCGCGCACCATTTATGAAACCAGTTTGCGCACCGCCTATGCGGCAGGCCGCTACAGGCAGATGAGCGACCCGGATATGGTGAAGGTGCGCCCTTACTGGCAATACAGACACGGCTTTACCCGCAAGCCGAAAAGCCCGAGGTTGAATCACCTTCGCCTTGATGGCCTTGTGCTGCGCTGTGATGACCCGGCATGGGATAAAATCTACCCGCCCAACGGCTGGGGCTGCACGTGCGGCGTGGTGCCCCTGTCACAGCGCCAGCTTGCGCGTATGGGCAAAACCGGGCCTGATGCCTCGCCGCACCTGCCGGCCCGCCCGGTTGAAGACCCGGCAACAGGCGAAACCGTGCAGGTGCCTGAAGGCATCGGCTTCGGCTTTGATCACGCGCCGGGCAAGGACTGGGCTGAAGGGCTGATTCCGCCCGAATTGCAAAAGCCGCTGCGCTCAGGCGATGATACACCCGATAAAGGCAGCGCCCCGCCGGCTGATCTTGTGCCCCTGCGGGATATTGCCCGGCCTTCCCGGGCACCTGAACTGCCGGAGGGCAAACCGGCTGAATATTATGTGGATGCGGTTCTGGGCATGGTGGGCGCCCGGCGCGGGCCGGACGGGGCAAAACTGGTGCGCGACAGGGCAGGCCATGCCATTGCAGTTTCTGACTCCATGTTTAAAGATGGCGCGGGCGCGTGGAAAGTGTTTAAAGCCGCGCGGGCTACCAGCCTTTTAAAAGCATTTGAGGCGCTCACGGATCCTGATGAAATATGGGTGGATTGGGAAAAGCGTCAGGATACCGGAACAATGCAGCTCAAGCGCCGCTATCTGCGCCTTGATCCTGCAAAAGCAGTTTTTGCAGCATTCAGCTGGGGAAATAACGGGTGGGCCGGAAATACACTGTTCGCCACCACGGGTAATAAGCCTGAAGGCGAACGCTATATAGAAAAGCAGCGTCATGGCGCGCTGCTTTATCGGCGTAAAAAATGAGCCGCTGCAAGAAACGGCCCAAAGTCGGGGCATCTTGGTCATCAGTCTTGCCTGCATTGATAGACCCCGCCTGCCCGCATATAATGCCATTCGGGAAGTCAGGCAAGCCTCCGGTGCTGTTTTTTCTGTGGTTGCAGTCATGGAAAATCAGAAAACGCAGTCTGACGGCAACGGACAATCAGCGCAGGGGCGCTTTGCCTTACAGACAGAAATAAAAAAGGACAGCACGTAACCCGCTGTCCGGCCGATACAATCTGCGAGGGGTGGTTGCGACCCTCAACTGTATCATTGAAACAGATATAATGTCCCCGAAGGAAAAAGTCAGATGATTGCAGAAATCCGCCTGAAGCTTGATGACGACAGCCGCCAGCGGCTTGATGCATTTGTTGAACAGCTGGCCGCCCGGACGAAAAATATTGACGGCGCGCTGAAAAATACCGGCGAGGCCCTGTTGCAGACAACCCGGGACCGTTTTGAAACCGGCACTGACCCGCAGGGCAGAAAGTGGAAGCCTTTATCCGCCCTGACTGTCAGACTGCGCGGCGCGTCATCGCCGGTTTTGTGGAATACCGGCCGGCTGCGCGGCTCCATATCCTGGAGTATATCAGGCGGGCGGCTGGAACTGGGGCCAAATACGGTTGATGCCGCCGTCCATCAGTTTGGCGCAACAATTGTGCCGCGCGAAAAAAAGGCGCTGCGCATACCGGCGGGGCGGGGCGGGGCGGTTTTTGCCGGAAAGGTGAAAATTCCCGCCCGCCCCTATATCGGCTTCGGCCCGAAAGATGAACAGGCGGCAATGGATGCGCTTGAGGACTGGCTGGATGTGTTGCAGTCATAGAAAACCGGAAAACGCGGGCTGACTGCAACAAAAAAAGGCCCGCCGCCATAAAAGGCCGCCGGTGCGCATTTCGGCATTTGCGCATAAAAGGTAGCCGGCGGCACCGCGCCGCCTGTGTACGCGCGTTAGATGGCCGTTAGTTTTCGTTTTAAAGCCGGGTGCGCGGGGCGGGGCGGTTTTTGCCGGAAAGATGAAAATTCCCGCCCGTCCCTGTATCGGCTTCGGCAAGGCCGATGGGGCAGCCGCACACGATGCGCCTGAGAACCGGCTGGATGTGTTGCAGCCATGGAAAATCAGAAAACGCGGGCTGACTGCAACGGCTGCAACTGTCCGGGCGATGCGCCCGTTTTTTCATACCGGTTTTGCCCCGTAGAAGAGCTGCAATGCTGCAACACATCCAGCCGGTCTTCTCCGTTGCAGCCGTTGCAGTCAGCCCGCGTTTTCTGATTTTACGTTGGAGTATTGTTTTTTGGAAGTGGAAATTTTCCGCCCCGGTGAATTTAAAAGCATGGAAGGCGTTGATGTCTGCATGACGCCTGATATTCTGCGGGCCATTGCCGGCATTTATGATGCCGTCAGGCATGATGCGCCTGTGGTGATCGGCCACCCCGAACATGACAGCCCCGCCCACGGCTGGGTGAAGGCCCTGCGCTATGATGCCGGACGGGGCCGCCTGCTGGCCGATATTGATAATCTGACACCCGAATTCCGCCAGGCGGTCAAAGCCGGAAACTACAGGAAAATCTCCGCCTCCTTTTTTGCTCCTGACAGCCCGGCCAATCCGCACAAGGGGCAGTTCTACCTGCGCCATGTCGGCTTTCTGGGCGCGGCTGCGCCCGGCGTGCCGGGGCTTGCAGCCGTGAGCCTTGCCGCAGGTCAGACAGCAACATTTACTTTCGCCGGTCGCTTGCGGCCCGCATTTTCTGATTTTGTGTACGCTGAAGTTGCAGCTTGTCCGGCGTTTTCTGATTTTCTTGTACGGGAAGGAAAAAATATGGGTTTGTTTGACAGTTTGAAAGACCTTGTGAGCAATGTTCTGGGCGCTGAGGCAGCCGACAGGCTGTTTGGCAGTGATGAAATGAAAAATGCCCGGGCCAGCCTGGAAAAGGCCAGCGCGGAAAATGCGCTGGAAAATGCCGCCGCGGAGCCGGCACCGCAGGAGCCTGGGGAAAATGCCGCCGCCGGCGCTGACAGCAGCGATGAGGACGATGCAGAAAAAACAGGAAAAAGACAGGCGGCCGCCAGCTTTGCCGATGAGCTGCACCGGCGCGAGGCGGCGCTTTGCCGGCGTGAGCAGAAACTGCGCCGGCAGGCGCGCGAGGCTGTGCGCGCGGCTGATATCAGCTTTGCTGATGAAATGGTGCGGACCGGCAGGATTTTACCGGCACACAAAGCCGGGCTTGTCAGATCGCTTGAGGCGCTCATCCCCGCCGGCGAGACAAGCTTTGCCGATGGCAGCAGGGGCAACCCGCGTGATGAGCTGAAAAAAATGGTGCACAGCCTGCCCGTCCGCATAAGTTTTGCTGACAGCCTGCCGGCTGAAGACAGGGGCAGGGCCTCTTTTGAAGCGCCTGATAATTATGTGGCCGATCCCGGGCAGATGGACCTCTATAACAGGGCCAGGAAATATCAGGCCGAACACCCGGATGTGGATTGGCTCAAGGCCTTGCAGGCTGTGTCGTAGCCGGCCTGCGTTTTCGGGTTTTTCTGTCCGGGCTGCACAAAAGTTGCAGTCGTTGCAGCCGGCCCGCGTTTTCCGGTTTTTTGTAAAAGGTTTGCACAGAAAGGTGATATGAAATGGCACAACAGGTGAATTATTTTCGTGGAGCGGTTGAAACGCTCACCTGCACGGTTACGCCGGCCGAAGCGGTCAGGGCAGGCCAGCTTGTCAATTTTAAAGGCGGCGTGGCCGGGGCCGGCGACAGGGTGCACGGTGTTGCCGCGCATGATCTGGACACAGAGGATTTGAGCCGCGGCCTGCGCATTGTCGTGATCGGCCAGGTGGATATGGCCGCCGGCGGCCGGATTGCCCGGGGCGATGCGGTGTGTGCGGGAGAAAACGGAACGCTGGTGAGCGGCGCGACAGCTGCCTGCGGCACCGCGCTGGGTGATGCGGCGGCCGGCGAGCGGGTGGCCGTTCTGCTTTTTCCGCACTGAGCTGCACCGGCCGGTTGCAGTTGGACTTCGTTTTCTGGTTTTTTAAAGGATATTCAAATGGTTCAGATGAATAACAGGCAGGCGCAGGTTATTGACCCGATTTTGACAGAGCAGGCGCGCGGCTATACAAATGCCGGTTTTATCTCCGGTATTCTGCTGCCGCGCGTGCCGATACCCAACCGCTCGATGAAGGTGCTGAAGTTCGGCAAGGAAGCATTCCGCCAGTATCTGGACACGCGCCGCGCCCCCGGGGCAGAAACAAAGAAAGTCACATTCGGTTATGCGAGCAGCCCGGTTTCGCTTAATCAGGATGCGCTTGATGCGGTTGTGCCGGTTGAGCTGATGCAGGATGCGGCCGCAGTGCCGAATGTCGATCTGGCCGCCCACAGCATCAATCAGGTGCAGAACATCATCGCCCTTGGCCAGGAGGTGGCCGTTGCAAATCTGGTGCGCAACCCGGATACCTATGCGCCCTCCGGCACGGCCGGGCTGACAGGCGCACAGAAATGGAACGATGCGCAAAGCAATCCGGCTGCCGATATCAAGGCGGCGGCCAATGTTATCCGCCGCATGATCGGCCGCAAGCCCAATGTTCTGGTTTTATCTCCGCGCGTGTTTGATGTGCTGTCCCTGCACCCGCGCATTCAGGAGCAGTTCAGATACACCAGCCCTGACAGCCTGAGCGCGGAAATGCTGGCCAGATATTTCAATCTGGAAAAACTGGCCGTCGGTGAAGGGGTGGCCCTGCCGGAAAATGCATCCGATGATGCGCCGGCTGATGATATCTGGGGCAATGATGCCGTGCTTGCCTATGTGCCGCAAAATGGCAGCTATATGGTGCCTGCATTCGGCTATACCTATGTTCTTGCCGGCTATCCGGTTGTTGAGCAGGCATTCTGGGAAAATTCGCGCAAAAGCTGGATTTACGGCGTGACAGAAGAATGGCGCCCTTATGTGACGGGCGCAGAGGGCGGCTTTTTGTTCACGGCGCCGGCCGGCAAGCCCGGCGATGGTGGCGGCAGCGCTGACGGTGGCGGCCTGTCGGGCAGTGTTTACGCCGCGCCGGCCGTGCCCGCCGCTAAAAAGGCCGGGTGAGTTGCGGCGTTTCTGCCGGGCCGCATTTTCCGGTTTTGTGTCCGGGCGGCTTGAAAAAACGGGTTGGAAATGACCGGAAAAACAAAATATCTGACGGTGGACAGGCTGATTGAGCGTCTGGGGCCTGGCGAGGCAGAGCAGATTCTGGGCGCCGGCCTGCGCGGTGGCCGCACGCTTGAGCGCGCAAGGGCCGAAACGGAAATTCTGGCTGTTGATGCGCTGATCGAGGGCTATGTGCGGGTGCGCTACCCTGCGGGGTTCAAAACAATACCCGCTTTGCTTGAAGGGCTTTGCTATGACATTGTCCGCTACCGCCTGCGTGGCCTTGGCGGGCAGGCTGCCAGCATGGCCGAGGTGGTCAGGGCCCGCTATGAAGATGGGCTGAAAATTCTGAAAGATATAGGCAACGGCATTATCACGCTGGATGGCGATGGCGATGGTGGCCCGCCCGGCGCGCCGGTTTATGCCAATGCCATGTCGGCAAAAGTGCCGCCCGCGCGCATGAAGCCCGCCCTGAAGGGATACCTGGACAGATGAGCAGCCGGCCGGCATTTTCTGATTTTTACAAGGATATTCAAATGGTTCAGATGAATAACAGGCCCGCAAGCCAGCCGGAGCGGCTTCAGGCGGCCATTGTGGCGCGGCTGGCGGAAAAAATGCCCGGCCGCGTGGAAACCGTCGCCGCTTTTGATGATACGGCCAATGAATTTGATTTTCAGGGAAGGCAGGCGGCGGTTTTTGTCAGCTATGCGGGCAGCCGGTATACGGGCGATGAAACAGGCCCGGCGCGTATCCATGCGCCCGCGCGGGTGCTGAACTGGGATATTTATGTGCTGGTGCGCAGCCTGAAGGGCGCACAGGCCGGCAGCATAGGCGCATTTGAGGTGCTGGAAGAGGTGCGCCATGCGCTTCAGGGTCAGGTTTTTTGCGGCGCAACAGCCATGAAGGTGCTCTGTGACCGGCTGGACGCACAGGTTGAAGGCGGCTGGCGGTGGGTGGTGCAGTTTTCGCACAGCTGCCCCGCACCGGCCCGTATGGAGTTGCAGCCGTTGCAGCCGGACCGCGCTTTCTGATTTTTTTTCTGTAACTGCAACAGTTGCAGTCAGCCCGCGTTTTCTGAAAGGTAGATAAAAATGGCTGAATATCATCATGGGCCGGAAATTGTCGAGCAGCCGGCCACAGGCGGCATTGTCCGCGATGTGCGCTCGGCGGTTGTGTTTCTGGTCGGCACCGCGCCGGTGCATGAGCTGCACGGAGACGATGCCGCCGATTATGTGAACAGGCGGGTTGCCGTGCGCAATAAAAAACAGGCGGCGGAGGCTTTCGGCCCTGTGGACAGAACGGCGGGCTACACAATTCCCGCTGCGCTGGAGGCGGTTTTCAACAAAAGCATCAACGGCACGGGCGGCGGCACGGTGATTGTCGTAAACGTGTTTGACCCGCTTGAACATAAGGGTGAAGACGGCCTGCCGGATGTAAATCAGGTGAGGACAGCTGATATTATCGGCGGCTATGATGCCGTCAGCGGCCGTTATACGGGGCTTGAGCTGGCGGCGGGCTGCTATAGCGAATATGGCTTTAACCCGAAGCTGATCATCGCGCCGGCATTTGCCGCCAGTGCGGGCGTGCGCGCCGCCATGGACAGGCTGGCCGGCAGGACAAGGGCAATTGCCCTTGTCAGTATGGATGCGGGCATCGCCACGTTGAATGCAGCCGTCAGTGCGCGCGGGGCCGGCGGCGATTACAATACAGCCTCGCAGCGCCTGGCGCTTGTGTGGCCGGCGCCGCTGGTTTTTGACGCCGCACAGGACAGGCCGGTGGCCGAAGACGGCAGCGCCCATCTGGCCGGAGAAATATGCGCCATGGATCTGGCCATGGGCTATCAGCACTCCCCGTCCAACAAGCCGCTGAATGATGTGGTGGGGCTGACGCGGGAAGTGGTGTTTAACCCCGGCGAATATGACAGCGACACCAATACGCTGAATGCGGCGGGTATTATCACGTTCATGCAGAGTTTCGGCACGGGCTGGCGCTTGTGGGGCAACAGGACAGCAGCCTTTCCCGCCAGCACCGACCAGATGAATTTTATCAACTGCCGCCGTGTGTTTGATATGGCGCATGAAGCCGCGCTTTACTACCTGCTGACGCGCACGGATAATATTGCCAGCCCCAATATGCTGGATCTGGTGGAAGAGGATATCAATGCCTGGCTGCGCAGGCAGGTCGGCGAAAATGTCATTTACGGCGGGCGTTTTTATTTTGACCGCAGCCTTGCCACCAGCCGCGATGTGGCGGACGGGCATTTTTATTACAGTCTGGAGATGCAGCCTGTCGGCATTATGGAGCGGCTGACAGTGAACAGCACCCTGGACACGGATTTTGCCGCCGCTGCCCTGGGCCTGAGTGATTGAAGGTGCCGGTCCGGCCCTGCCGGTAACAGGTTGCGGCCGGCCCGCATTTTCTGTTTTTTACAAGTCGGGGCTGTTGCAGCTGTTGGCGGCGGCCCGCGTTTTCTGATTTGCCGGAATGGAGCAAAAAAATGGCGATGAAACCTGTTTCTCTGGGGCATATCACCAATGCCGATATTTATCTGGATGACAACCGCATGGTTGGCCGTGTCCGCGAATTTACCATTGGTGATATGGGTTACACAATGGTAGAGCATGAGGCGCTGGGCATGATCGGCAAAATCAGCCTGCCCTCGCGCGCTATGGATGCGCTGACGGCAACCGTGACACTGGAATATTATGAGCCGGAGCTGGTGGCCGCGCTTTTCAACCCGGTTAAAACCTGCCGCTTTTTTCTGCATTCCTGGCTTGACAGATTTGATGCCGAAGGGCTTGCCGCCGATGAAGGCGGCAAGCTGGTGACCATGGTGCGCACCTTGCCCGGCAAAAAAAATGCCCGCAGCCACAAGCTGGGCGAAAATGCCGAACAGGGCTTTGAGCTGGGCATTGCCGCCATGACAGAAAAGCTTTCCACCCGCAATACGCCGCTTTTTGAATATGACCTGTTTGCCGGCATTCACAAGGTTATGGGTGAGGATGTCTGGCCTGATTGAAGCCCGCCCGCGCTTTACGCCCGGGGTTGCAGGCGGCCCCCCCGTTTTGCGGTTTTTCCTTGCATGGGCGGGGCGCCCGTTTTCTGTTGCGCGCGCGTGAGTCAGAGTGAGCCGGCATGGCATTATCCGCCATGTGGCGCGCGGGCTGCCGCCCCTCTCCCTTGCGGCCTCGCGCGCCTTTGCGCAAAAGAAAGGCAGAAAAAATATGACAGACGCGGCAAAATCCGAAAAAACCGGCAAATATCCGATGCGTGATGTGCTGCTGGAAAAAAGCGGCATCAGGGTATGCGTGCCGGATGACTGGGATATGGCAGACACCACCGCCGCCCAGCGCGCCGCCAGGAAACAGTCGGAAAAATTTCCGCTTTATCTGGCGCAGCGCGTGTGCCTGTTTGATGGCGTGCGTCAGAATCTGGACTGGATCGAAAACCATATACACGGCAAGGACGGCCTGCGGCTTGTCGGTGAGCTGCTGGGCGGCGCTGATGATGAGGATGATGAGGGAAACGCGTGATCCCCGCCGCAGCCGATGTTGAATTCATGGTGCGGCGGGGTTTCAGCTTTGCCGGGCTGATGGCCATGAGCTGCCGGGAGTTTGATTACTGGCTTGGTATTGCCGTGGCGGCAGCCCGGGCATAAACAGAGGCAGGCGGATGAAATTTGCCCTTGTCATCGAGGCTGTGGATAAAGCCAGCAGGGCGGTAAGGGCTGTTGGCGCTGCACACAGGGCCGCCGGCGCCACTGCCGCAAAAGCGCAGGATGCCGCCGCGCGCAGCACGGCACAGGCGGCAGCCGCGCAGGCCGCCGCCAACACGACAGCGCAGGCGTCTGTGGCGCTGGCAGACCGGGAGCGGCGCGCCATCGAGGCAAAAACCACCGCCACAACACGGCTGGGCAGGGCCTGCCAGCAGTATGGCAAAATTCAGGATAAAATCCGCAGAAACAGCCTGAAAACAGCTTTTGCCGGCGGCTTTGGCCGTATTGCCGGGGGCCTGGGCGGCGCCATCGGCCGTGCCTTGCAGTTTTCGGCCATTGGCGCGGCCGGCCCGGCCGGCGCCGCAGCGCTGTTTTTAAAACCGGCCAGGCAGTACAGCCAGCTGAAGACGCAGCTTGCCGGTATAACCCGTTCGGCCACTGATGCCGACAAGGCCATGCAGTGGATCATGGCGCGTCAGATGCCGCCGCATGGCATTATGGATCTGACGGCCGGCTTTGTTGCATTGAAAAAAGCCGGCATTGATCCGACACGCGGCGCGCTTGCCGCCGCCGCTGATGCCGCCGCCGCGCAGGGCAAAAGCATCGGCGATGTCATTTCTGCCATGCAGGATGCCTTTCAGGGCGATTATGCCGCGCTTGCCGCCATCGGCATCAGGGCTGAAAAACAGGGCAGATATATATCCTATGTGTTTAAAGATGCAGACGGCAGGTTAAAGCGGCTGCGGGCGGCAGGCCGCGACATTGGCGCCCAGGGCGCCGCCATGGCCGAGGCCATGCGCCGCGCCGGCGCCAGCGCCAGCAAGATTGCCGGCCGCAGCTGGGATGGCATGATGGCGCGCCTTGCCGACATGCTTGACCGTATCCGCCTCAAAATAATGGATAACGGGCTTTATGCCTTTATCATGAGCAAAATAAACCTTGTTAATCAGGAACTTGACCGTTTTCTGGCCACTCTGGAGAAATGGTCGGCTGATGGCCGCCTTGAAGCCAGGATAAAGCAGATAACAGACAGGGTTGAAAAAGCCTTCACCATTGGCTGGCGGGTTGCCATGCGCTTTTATGGCGCGGCGCGGCTGCTTTATGGCGTGCTGGACAGGGCCGCCACGCTGCTGGGCGGCTGGCAGAACCTGCTGACCGGGCTTGTTGGCGTGCCTTTTATCGCGTTTGTCATGCGTATTATCAGCGGCGCCGCCATGCTGGCAAGCGGTCTGGGAACGCTGATACAGCTGGGCGCGCCGCTTGTCGGGGTGTTCAATATTCTGGCCTCCGGCCTGGGCCTTGCCGCTGCGGGCTTTATCCGCCTTGGCATTGCCATGATGGCAACGCCAGTTGGCCAGGTGGTTGCCGGCATAGCCGCCATTGCCGCCGGTGCTTGCCTCATTTATAAAAACTGGGATAAAATCGGCCCGTATTTCGCCGCCCTGTGGGAGGGCGTGAAAAATATAACCGCCGCCTTCCGGGACTGGCTTGAAAACCTGTTCAGCTGGGAGAGCATCGCCGGCGTGTTCAAAACCCTTGAAGACAGGATTTCAGGCGCTTTCAGCGCCATTGTCGACAGGGTAAAAAAAGCCGTGGCGCCCATTACAGGGGTGTGGAACCGGATGTTTGGCGGTGAGGAAAAGACACAGGGCGCAGTCCGGGCGATAGAGGCGGCTGAAATGGCAAACCGTGCCACGCCGGCAGCCCCGGGTGCCCGCGCGCCCGTTTCGGCCGGTCTTGCCGCCGGCGGTGCGGGCGGTGATATAACGGTGAGCTTTGCCCCCGCGATCTCCATTCAGGGGGCAGAGCCATCCGCCGTTAAAAAAACCGTGGAGGATATTTACACCCGGTTCAGGCAGGAGCTGCCCCGCCTGATGGAAGAAGCCAGCCGCCGCAAGGCGCGCCTGGCCTATTGAAACCGCCGGATACCAGAACGCAAATTTTGCGTTCTGGTATCCGGCCTGTTGATTTTCCTGCAAAGGCGATTTTTTCCTTGCCGGAAAAAACAGCCGGAAAGGCAAATAATGTTTGGCAATGCAGAGACTGTCCGCCGGTATGGTAACCAGGCGCCTGAAAAACGCTTCAGGCAACAGGCGGCAGCCGCCGGACCGGTGCTTCCCATACAGAATTTGCAGACAGGCAGGGCGCAGGTTTCGCCTGCCCGGGTGGCTTTTTGCCATACAATACCGCGCAGGCGGAAAAGCAAAAAGGCAGTACCTGTTGGCTGTGTTTTCAACCACCCGGCGCGCTTTCGCGCGTCCGTTTCAAAAGTACAGCAGAAGTTTAAATTGTCTGAACAACTGTCACCTGACATTAATAAACCGCTCACCATGTCCAGCCGCGAGATTGCGGAACTGACAGACAAGAAGCATTTACATGTTCTGCGTGATATTCGTAAAATATTCAATGAGTTGGGAGGTCTCCCCATTTTTGGGGAGACGTCAGTCAAAGATATCTGGAACAGGAATCAGCCCGAATATTTGTTAAGCAAGCGTGAAGTTCTGCTCCTTGTTTCCGGTTATTCTGTGAAGCTTCGTGCCCGCATCATTGACCGGTGGATAGAGCTGGAGGAGGCTTCGGCCTCTGCTTGCGGCGGAGTTCCGGCGCTGCTTGCCGGCCAGCCTGAGCATCTTCTGGCTGATACGGGCGGGCTGAACAGGGCACCAGCCGGCAAAAAAGCGTTTGACGAATCGGCAAATATCCGCTTGTATGGCAGTCAGGTGCTTAAACAACACTTTACAGTAAGCGGCAGCCGCCGGACCGGCGCTTCCCAGATATATTTTACGAACAGGCAGGGCGCAAGCTTCGCCTGCCCGGGTGGCTTTTTGCCATACAATACCGCGCAAGCGGAAAAGCAAAAAGGCAGTACTTACTGACTGTTGTTTACCGCCCGGCGCGCTTCTGCGCGTCCGTTGACCAAACAAGTAACTGTAACAGTAGGAGTTTAAAGTGTCTGAGTATCAATTGATTCCCATCACATTAAAAAAACTGGCCGGTGAGAGCGTGCAGACGGTTGATGCACGCGCGCTGCATGAATTTTTAAAAATTGATACTGCCTTTCATAAATGGATTGACCGGCGGCTTGCTGAATATGAGTTTGAAGAGGGAAAAGACCATTGGCCAATTTTGGCCAATCGTAAATTCGGCTTTTTTGAGAAAGAAACGACCGAATACGCACTGACGCTTGATATGGCCAGGGAGCTTGCGATGGTAGAGCGCAACGAGCAGGGGCGGCAGGCGCGGCGTTATTTTATTGCCTGTGAAAAGGCCCTGCGGGAAGAGGCTTCAGTCTGTGGCGGAGTTCCTGCGCTGCTTGCCGGCCAGCTTGAGCGGCTGCTGGCTGATACGGGCGGGCTGAACAGGGCACAGGAGGCCCGGCTTGTGCAGCAGCTCAAGCTGGCCGCCATCACGCGCCGCCCGTTGCGCGCGCGTGTTGTGCAGGCGTGCGGCTGGGGCTGGGATTGGGATACCCTGCGTGACAGCAGCCCCGGCAAGCGGCGCGCTCTGTTAAAGGCTGTGCGTGACTGTGTGGCACTGGGGCTGATAGAGCAGGCGCCGGCGGGCACGCCGTTTGAGAAAACGGCTGTTCAGGGGGAGGTGCTCCATGGCTGAAAAAGCGAAAAAAGAAGATGATGCAGTTGAAGAGCTGCTGGCTTTCTGGCTGGATGTTGTATCACGATACAGGGATACACCTGATTCCCTGCGCTCGCAGATGCGCCAGCTTTCTGTTTTTTTTAAAAAAAAGAAGCTGCCCCCGTCATTTTATCTTGTTAGGAAATAGCTGTCTTGCGGCCCCCGGGCTGCCCGGGGGCCGCAAGACGTGTTGAAAGGGCAATAAACATGATTTTATCCTGGCTTGGCTCTGTTACACTGGGAACATTTGGCGGGGTGGATTATCTGACCGGGCCGACCGCCGACAGGGAGCGCCTGCGCAACAGCTGGGCGCGCCATGATGTGATAAGCGGCAAGCCGGTATTGCAGGAAATCGGCCGCGAGCTGGATGAGCGCGCGCTGAAATTTTTCTTTGATGAGGTGTTCTGCAACCCGGTTTTGCAATGGGCGCGGCTGCGGGCGGCCTTAAAGGCCGGCACGCCCATGCCGTTTGTCACGCAGGCGGGCTTTTCGGGGGTGCGCTATGTGGTGGAAAGTCTGGAAAAGCAGACACAGAAAACCACCAGAAGCGGCACAGTGGTGCGCATTGAGGCGGCCATGACGCTGATTGAAGCGCCGGCCGTCAACCTGCCGGACAGCCTGATGAGCGGCATGGGCAGCGCCCTTAAAGGCGCTGCGTCCCTGCCGGAAAGCCGGAAGTGAGGAAAAATTGGCTGGTTACATCATTCACAGGACAAGTGCCGGCGAGCGCTGGGACCTGCTTGCCATGCACTATTACCGCGATGTCATCCGCCAGGACGTGCTGATAGAGGCAAACCGTGCCCTGTTTGCCGGTTTGTCTGTCCCGGCTGTCCTGCCCGCCGGGCTGGCGCTCAGGGTGCCGCTGGTTGAAGCGCCGGTGACAGACACAGGCATTGGCCTGCCGCCGTGGAAAAGGTAGGAAAATGGATATGACCGGCAGTGCGGCCGGCGGCGTGCTGAAGCCCGCCTTTCGCGTGATTTATCAGGGTGTGGACATTACCGGCGGTTTTGCGCCCATGGTGCTGGGTGTGCGCTATACCGACCGCCGGCATGGCGAGGCTGATGAGGCGACACTTAACCTGCAAAACAGTGATGGCCGCTGGCTGAATGCCTGGGCGCCTGCTGATGGCGATGTGTTTCAGCTTTTTTACGGCTATGCCGACAGCCAGGTTTATGCCGGAGAATTTACGGTGGATGAATGGTCTGTCAGCGGTGACACATCCGGCGATACGGTGGAAATCAAAGGGCTGGCCGCCAGCAGCAGGCAGGAGCTGCGCACCGCAAACACCGCCGCTTATGAAAAAATGAAACTGTCTGAAATTGTCCGGAAAATTGCTGACAGGCACGGCCTGCGCGTTGAAGGGGCGATTGAGGATATATCCTTTGAGCGCATTACCCAGCATGGCGAGCGCGACCTTGAATTTCTCAAGCGGCTGGCCGATGATTACGGCCATTATTTTTCAGTCAGGGGCAGAATGCTGGTGTTCACCAGCCGCGACGGCCTGCGGGCGCGCCCGCCGGTGATGGTGATAAGCCGCACCGGCGGTTATTCGCCTTTTCTGCCTGCCGCAAGGCAGATGCTGAAAAGCTATGAGCTGCGCAAGGCTGACCATGTGGCCGCAAAAAAAGCGGAAGTAAGGTTTCAGAATCCGCGGCGCAAGGCGCTTGTGGGACAGGAGGTATCAAGCGCCGATGATCTGGGCATTGTGACAGCTTCCGGCGATATCATGAAAATTGACGTGCGGGTAGAAGACGAGAGCCAGGCAAGGCGGGTGGCAAAAAGCCGCCTGGATGCCAGAAATGCGCAGAAATGGTCTGGCAGGCTGGTTTTGGCCGGCAGTCCGCGGCTGGTGGCCGGCGCGGTTGTGGAGCTTGGCGGCTTTGGCGTGTTTGACGGCAGGTGGATGATAAAACAGTCAGAACACACGATAAGGCGCAGCGGCTATGAAACACATATTGAGATTGAGAAGGCCAGCGATAAAAATATTGCAGACGGCAAGGCCGTAAAAACAGTAAAAAAAGGCCGGACAGCAGAAGACAGCGGCATCGAGGATGTGGGCGTCATTGATGCGGGCGGAAAAATAACACGGTAAACACTGCTGTGGACGCCTGCCCGCAAAGGCAGAAAGGAAGGGATAATGAAGCCTGTTTACAAAAATGGCATTGTGCGTGAGGTGGACGGGGCGCGCGGGCTGGCGCGGGTGGAGTTTCCCGATGAAGACGGGGTTGCGAGCTGGTGGCTTTCTGTTAATTGTGCCTTTGCCGGCGCCAGCAAAAGCTATGCCATGCCGGAGATCGGCAGCCAGGTAAGCTGTATCACCGATGAGCGTGGCGAGGAAGGCGTTATTCTGGGGGCGGTTTACAGCGCAAGGGACACGCCGCCGGGCAGTGATCCTGATGAGATTGTGCAGGTTCTGGCGGGTGGCCGCGAGGAGCGTTATAACAAGAAAACCGGAGAAATGACAATTCGCCAGACCGCCGGAATGCGGGTGGAAATCGGCCAGGCGGTGGTTGAGATTTTGCCCGGATCCATTATGCTTTCAGTTGGTGGTGCATCATTGACAATAGCAGATGGCAGGGTGTCGGCCTCTGGCGATATGGCGTTTGAAGGCGGCAGTATTACCCATGACGGCCGCAATATCGGCGCCAGCCATGTGCATGGCGGGGTGAAGGCCGGCAGCGCCAGAACACAGCCCCCGGAGTAGCGGTAGCGGGGCGGCGCGCCCGTTTTTTATGCCTTGCGCGCGCGTAAATTCGCGCCATGAACAGACACAGCATCAGAAATATCCACTGGCAGATAGCGCAGGTAAAGGCCGGTGTGGCATCGCCTGCCGGGATTGTTACGGATTATGCGGATATTGAACAGGAAATCCGCATCATCATCATGACGCCGGTTGGCTCGGTGCCGACCAGTCCGCTCAAGGGATGCGACCTTGTCCCCCTCATTGACCTGCCGGGCGCAGCGGCTGCGCCGCTGGCGGCGCAGCGTATCCACGATGCCCTGACCCGCTGGGTGCGGCGCATTGAAGTGGGAACAGTCAATGTGCAGCCCGAAGCTGTGCATCACTGGCAGATAACTGTGCCGTGGCGCATCCGCGATAATGTGCTGGCTGAATTCCGGACGCTGGCTTTTGCCCTGGATTTTGATGCAGGACAACAAGAGGCGTGGAGCGCGGAACGCGCGACAGGGAATGCAGAACAAGAGGCGTGGAGGGGCGTAGCCCCGACAGGGAAAGCAGAAGGACAAGAGGCGTGGAGGGGCGTAGCCCCGACAGGGAAAGCAGAAGGACAAGAGGCGTGGAGGGGCGTAGCCCCGACA